TCAAGCATTCTCAAGTCCTCTCAAGCTAACCATTAGCCTACGTGGTGTATACCCATAGGCCCCTTAGTCTAACTGTTGTACTCTATTGCGCCCCTAAGTCTAACCGTTACGCTATGGTGCGCCTAAGTCTAACTGTTGTAGTCTGTGGTGCGCCTAAGTCTAACTGTTGGGGTATGGGGCTAACAGATCGGGTACGGGGGGCACCTGTGGCTACTGATGATTATTGTAGTAGGCACTCCAGTACTCAAAAGTGAAAATTAGAAAACTACAGTTAATTAATAAAAAAGTAAGTGTTTACTAACTTAAGTAACCTCTTGTATACACAAGAAAAACATAAAGTTTGACTTAGTCAAGAAAATAACAGTAAAAAGTACTTGACAAATACAAAAAAGTATGCTATAATAAATAGGTATCTTAAAGAATGTTAAGGTAAATACATTATGGATAATCAAGATGATCCTCCTAAGCGTAAGCGAGGTAGACCTAAGAAAGGTGAGATAGTCAAGAAGACTAATGGCACTAGAGGTAAGGTAGGTAGACCTAAAGGGGACGCTTCAATTATCAATGAATACAAAGCTAGAATGTTAGCTAGTCCTAAGTCTCGTAGAGTACTAGATAGTATATTTGATGCAGCACTTAATGATGACCATAAGAATCAGGCAGCAGCTTGGAAGCTAGTTATGGATCGTATGCTCCCCTTGAGTTACTTTGAGAAAGATAGTGCTAGTGGCAGATCTGCGGTATCTATAACAATCTCAGGTATTGGTGGAGGGACTGTTGAAACTGATGTTACTAAAGATCCTATAGAGGGTGAATATACAGATGTTTAAGTACTTTACTAAAGACGAGTTTGTATGTAAAACTACAGGCGAGAATGAGATAGAAGATGAATTAATCTTTGCTCTAGATGAACTTAGAGAACACTGTGGTTTTCCTTTTGTAATTACAAGCGGCTATAGATCACCTGACCATCCTATTGAATTAAGAAAAAAACAACCCGGTACACATGCACAGGGCATTGCAGCCGACATAGCTGTATCCTCTGGGCTACAAAGGTACATTATAGTAAAGAATGCTATTAAGTTAGGCTTTACTGGTATTGGTGTAGCTGGGGGTTTTGTGCATGTAGACATTAGGGCTACTGATACACCTGTAATGTGGACGTATAGTTAGTGCTTACTAACAAAGAATACAAAAAGACCTTAGCACAGCAAGAGGATCTAAACTGGGACGGTGATCCTGACTTGGATGCTGAGTATGAGTGTGAGGAAGAAAAAGATTTAGAAGAATATGTAGTTAAATACTTCTATGACTGAACTAAACATACAACTGCTTGATTGGCAAAAGCAAGTCTGGGCAGATGATACTAGATTTAAGATTGTAGCTGCTGGTAGACGTACAGGTAAGTCCAGACGAGCAGCATGGATGTTGATAGTCAATGCTCTACAGGCAGACAAAGGTCATGTGTTCTATGTAGCTCCAACACAGGGACAGGCCAGAGACATCATGTGGCAAACACTATTGGAGCTGGCGCACCCTATAGTATCTTCCAGTCACATTAACAACCTACAGATTAAACTGGTCAACGGGGCAACCATTAGCCTCAAAGGTGCCGATAGACCAGAGACTATGCGTGGTGTATCACTAAAGTTCTTAGTGATGGACGAATACGCTGACATGAAGCCAGAGGTCTTTGAGCAGATCCTTAGACCTGCCTTGGCTGACCAAAAGGGTGGTGCATTGTTTATTGGTACACCTATGGGACGTAATCACTTTTACGACCTGTATAAGTACGCAGAGCTAGATGACGATGAATCGTATACAGCATGGCACTTTACAAGCTACGACAATGAGTTATTAGACCCAGATGAAATTGATCTAGCTAAAAAGTCTATGTCCTCCTATGCCTTTAGACAAGAGTTTATGGCATCCTTTGAAGCTAGAGGCTCAGAGATGTTTAAAGAGGACTGGGTTAAGTTTGGTGAGACACCAGAGATAGGTGACTACTACATAAGCATTGACTTAGCTGGCTTTGAGGACGTAAGTAAAAAGAGAACTAAAAACTCTAAGCTGGATGAATCAGCCATTGCTGTTGTAAAAGTAAATGAGAATGGCTGGCACCTAGAGAACATAATACATGGTCGCTGGGACTTAGCGGAAACAGCCAGAAAGATCTTTGAGGCTGTGCGGGACTACAGGCCCATTAGTGTAGGCATAGAGCGTGGTATCTCCAAGCAAGCTGTTATGTCCCCATTGATGGACTTAATGAAGCAGCGTGGTAGATTCTTTGTTGTAGAGGAGCTAACCCACGGCAACCGTAAAAAGACAGACAGAATTATGTGGGCCTTACAAGGCAGGTTTGAGAACGGTCAGATTACTTTAGGCAAAGGTGAATGGAACAGTAGATTCTTAGACCAGTTGTTTCAGTTCCCAGATGTATTAACACACGATGACCTTGTGGATGCCTTTGCTTATACAGATCAACTAGCTAAAGTAGCTTATTCATATGACTTTGAGATTGATGATCTTGAGGTCTTAGACGCAGTAACAGGATATTAACATGGCAAAGTCAAGAGTCAATGAAGCCGGTAATTACACCAAACCCACTATGCGTAAGAACTTATTTAATAAAATTAAAGCAGGTACAAAAGGTGGCAAAGCTGGGCAGTGGTCAGCACGAAAAGCCCAGATGCTCGCAAAAGAATACAAAGCCAAGGGTGGAGGATACAAATAATGAAAGGTGTAGCCCATTATACGAAAGAAGGAAAGGAATGGAAAGGCAGCACTCACAAGATGCCAAACGGACAATTGCATACGCATAAGTCTCATGGCAAGACCAGCCAACGGCTCTATCATTTTAAAGAACTAAGCAAGACTGCACAAAAGAGAGCTAAGTAATGGCTTTAGCTAAATCACAAAAGTCCTTAAAAAACTGGACTAAGCAGAAGTGGCGTACAAAGTCAGGCAAACCCAGCACTCAAGGCTCTAAAGCCACTGGGGAACGCTACTTACCAGAGAAAGCAATTAAGTCTTTATCAGCTAAAGAGTACGCAGCCACCACCAAAAAGAAAAGAAAAGACACTAAGGCTGGTAAACAACACTCAGCACAACCTAAAAAGATAGCAAAGAAAACTAAACGCTCACGTTCAAGGTAAAAATTATGAATTATGGCGATAACGACGTACTTTCAAGTGACGATCACCTAGAAAGCTGGGTAATATCTAAGTGTGACTCATGGAGAGATCACTATGAGTCTAATTATGCAGAAAGATATGAGGAATTTTATCGTTTGTGGCGTGGAATCTGGGCAGCAGAGGACATGGAGCGCAAAAGTGAGCGTTCACGTATTATTTCACCTGCATTACAACAGGCTGTAGAGTCCAGTGTAGCAGAAATTGAGGAAGCAACCTTCGGTCGTGGTAAGTATTTTGATATTACCGACGATCTTGGGGACGCTGAAGCACAGGATGTCGTTTATTTGCGACAAAAGCTACATGAAGACTTTGAGAAAACTCAAATACGCAAGCAAGTAGGTGAATGTCTTATAAATAGTGCTGTATTTGGTACTGGCATAGCTGAAATAGTACTAGAGGAAGTCAAAGAAATGGCTCCTGCTACACAGCCTATTATGGACGGACAGCTACAGGCAGTAGGTGTAACCGTTACAGATCGTACAGTAGTTAAACTACGCCCTGTACTACCTCAGAATTTTTTAATTGATCCTGTAGCAACTACCATTGAAGACGCTGTAGGGGTTGCTGTAGACGAGTTTGTACCACGACACAAAGTACAACAACTACAGGAAGAAGGTGTCTATAGGAATGTATATGTAGGTCAGGCGGCTAGTGACTATGACTTAGAGCCAGATCAAGACTTAACAAGCTACGACGAAGACAAGGTACGCCTAACTAAGTACTACGGTCTTGTACCTCGTTATTTGCTAGAGATCGGTGAGAAGGAGGCAATGCTTGAAGACGATGAAGACATTGCTGATATTGAAGTAGAGGAGCCAGAGAACGATGAACAAGATGCAAGCTACTACGTGGAAGCTATTGTGGTTATCGCTAATGGAGGCATCCTACTAAAAGCAGAAGCTAATCCATATATGATGCAGGATCG